AAGGCAACGGCAGAGGGTCGGTAGGTTTTAACATCAGAAGCGAGTCCTGCAATACCAGAGACGGCTGCCCTGTCTTTATTGAAGGCATCCACGATGAAGTGGCCACGGGGTGCCCGTCCGTTCCCAACAAAGACCTTGTTGAGGAAAAGTGGATCAAAGTCACCGGGCTGGTAGTTCTTGTTTTCAATCTCGGTCTTGCCGAGGAACCACTGTTTGTTGTTGCCGGGGTACGTGCCAACGATGGTCTTGTATTTGGCAATCGTGTCATTTGTTACAGTTTTTGTAACAGTCCTCTGGCGTGCAAACAACGTGATAGATGTGACGGTGGTGGGGGTCTGGGTGAGCCAGCCTTGGTTCTGTAAGTTGTAGTTGTGGGTGGTGGAGAGTGTGGTTGGTTCCTCATCCACCGCAAGGTCATCATCTACACCATCGAAGTCCCTGATGTGGATGGTGACAGGGGTTACCGTGATGCTGTCACTGGAAGCGGAATACTCCACGATCAGTGGGGTGATCTTCTCCCCAGCAACAAAAAGATAGCCCTTACCAGAAGTCATCTGGACCGGGCTCATTTCAATAGAAGTCGCACCCGAAGCAGCGTAAGCCGTCAGGTCAATGGAGAAGCCTTTGACAGAACCCGACACAGGTGTGGAGTACAAGTCAAAGAAGTAGATGGTGCCCCCGATCTGGGTGCAGAGGAAAGACGTGGTTGCGATGTTACCAACACTGGTCCACGAATACTCGACAACAGGGGTATTGGACAGGTCCGCAACCTCAAACGGGGAGTAGGTATAGTTGTTTTCAAAGTCAGCGCCGAGACGACGTGTCCGGTTACCTTTGGAAAAGATCAGGCAGTTATCTTCGTCTAGGGAGGTGTCCTCGGGGTAGGTGAGCGGGGACGCCTCGGTAATTAAACCTTTGACGAAGGTTTTGTAGAGTTTCGTCGACTGGGCGCGCATCCGGGGTAAATAGCCTCTCTGAATTTGTCAGTCCGCTTTATCCAGCTGATTAGTTGGGCTTCAGCCAAGCGGTACGTAGTAAACAAGCTCCTCAAAGGTTTAGGGGTGTATCCTCCCCCGTACATGACAATCTTCCACATACCAGTTGAGTTTCTCTTGATCAGGTACTCAGTGTGGCTACTCGTCATAAACTCTGGGGTTAGGGACCTCTTGCAAACCTTAGGGACAAGAGTGACCTTCTTTACTATCTCCGCCTCCCGTAATCAGTACTGGCTTTCAATTTGTTGGGAGAAGCATCTTCTGATCTGTGTTTGTTGTTTTGGTTTCGGATCATCTGCCTGTGGGAGCGTTGCTCCTCTTTGCTGTTGGGGGCACCTTTGTGGTTGATAAAGCATATGGAGGCAGCCTCGGCAATCAGCATGGGGAAATACTTGGCTGGCATTTCCGGGATGTAGTCATCCGTCTGGGAGAAGGTGGGTACGTTCTGAGCGATGGCGTAAGCCTTGGACTCTTGCAAGGTATCGTCAACCGACCTTTTAATAGAATCAAACACCAGATACTCATCATCAAACATGGTATAGTATGTGGGGTGTTGATCGGTGCGGATAGTAAACCACGCTGAACTGAAATCCTGCACAGCCATAGTGGACCCAGAGACGTTATTGAGATACTGCAAGAATTCAAGGGGGGGCAGGTGGCAGATTTTCTTGTAGTCAGGCGCGGCGGCGGTACCTATATTATACATCACAACTTCAAAATTGTCAAGAGATTCCTTCGCCTTAAGGTAGTTGGGCCGAAGGGTCACATCACTTACCCCCTCAAACGAGATGAGGTTTTGACGCATTGGCCATTTGATGTTGGCAAACAATTCGTAATACGTTGTCTCAACCTCTTGGGCCACCTGTATGGATTCAACAGTGTCACCAATAGCGTTGACTTCATCCGAGTCCATCTTGCTAAGGATGATCTGAGTAATTTCCAGTAGTGTCTTTTTCATTTAGATACCTTTACGGTGGAACAATGTCTGTTCGGTAAACGTAGACAAACCCATACAAAGAGACGACCGAGCCAACGCTATCTGTTATTGTTGTGGTGGTGTTCGCAGATGCATCATACGAGGTTGCCCAATCAAATGTTGTGGAGGTGGCTGTGGGGGTTGTGGCAGAGATTGCAGGCCCCCCCGCATCATCCGTCCACGCATACGTGTAGGGGGCCACACCTCCTGATGCCAGAACGGTCATTGACCCTACGGTTGTTCCTGATGTTCCAGAACAGGTCTCGTATACAAAGCCATCACCAACAAACGCAGCTGAAAGGGGAGATGCACCACTACTCGAAGAGATAGGGATTAGTGAAAGTATCATTAGGAGATACCAACACCAAGGGCAAGCCAGCTGTTGGATGCTTCATGGATCAACTCAACAACAGCACCAGCCGTCACCGTTCCGGCAGCTGAAGAGGTTGCACCGTTAATGTAGAGGCCCACACCAGACCCTAAAGCAAGAGTAAGGGCTCCGGCCCCCACAGCATTGCGCAGGAGGATCACAGAGCCCACAGGGTAAGCTGTGTTGCTTACAGGGTCGATTGTGTAGGTGTGTGTACCAGCAGCCGTTTGACGAACCAGTTTTCCGGGATCGGTGAGGGCAAACGTGTAGGTAGCACCAGACTGGCTGTTGATGGTAAATGCGGTAAATCGGGTGTCATCGCCAGTAGCGACCGTACCAGCAACCACCCCAGTGTTCAAGGTAGCCGAGTTGCCAAGAGCAAGACCTGCGGTCCTCATCAAGGCTTGGGTGGTCTGGGCATTCAGGGTTCTGGCAACCGACGTCATGACAGCAGAGTCAATGGTGAACACGGAGGCGGAACTGGAAACAACAATGTCCCCGTAGTCTGCATCCGCCACCCCGCCACCCGGAGCACCATCGGCACCCGCAGCACCGTTGGTGCCCGCAGGGCCTCGGATACCCGAGATTGAGTCAATCAGTCTGATGGGGTCGTTGTCCCCTGTTGGGGCGGGGAGATTGATCAGCCTCTGGGAGTTCATATCCAGACTGGCCGTCATGGTATTAGGCGTCGTCCCGTTGCGGCTGAGAGTCAGCTCAATGGCTGCTGCAAGAGACGTCATTGCCGCGTTGAGTTGTTCTAGGAACGAGGTCTCGTTAGTCAGAGATGAGAACGTGGGAAGAGTAACCTTAGCCATCGGATTTATCTTTCCTTATCGTGTTCAGCAGGTACTTTATGTTCTCTGCCAAGTTCTTGACTTGTTCTTCGAGTTTGACAATATTCAAGGCAAGAGCGGTTGTTTGAAGCTGGCTTGTCTCAAGAGCCATGACCCTCTGTTGAAGTCTTTCTATTTCCACCTTATTGTTTACGCCTACTTTGACTTGTGATATAATATCCTTTCCGAAGAAAGCTATTACCGCAATAAGGATAATGGTGAATGGCTGGGTGAGTAAATCTGGTACAGACATTGACATTAGGCGGTGTTCACAAGTAAGGTGATGGTGGCGGAAGCTGTGGTGGTGGATGCACCATCCGTGACAATCTCAACTGCTTGACCAGCAGTAACCGTGTTGGAACCAGAGGGGGTGCCTGAGAAAACAGAACCAGCTGCTGATCCAGAATAGGCTGCCGTGATGCTGAGGCCCGACATGGCCGCACCGGCAATCTCTGCGGTGACAACAGCATCGGCAACGGTGATGGGCCCGTACAGGACCACGTACACCTGTGAGATAACCCCTGCCATGGGACACACGACAAAGACTGAGCTAGCCGTCGAAATATCGTCAAGGGTGACTGTCAAAGCAATTCTGTTACCCGCTTTGAGGGGGCTCGTAATATCTGTCCACGCACCGGAACCCGTTCCGAGGGACTTATAAACCGTACCAGCAGCAGCTGCAGCTACGCCTTTAGGCTCATGCAGGTCAGCGCCTGTGAGGTCTTTATGTTCTACTTCTGCCAAAGTAATCTCCTGTGAAGAAAAGCCCGGCCCCGATTATTAGGCCGGAACCGGGCTCACTCTTTAGTTGTTTGAGATGTTAAGCCGCAGCGGTATTGAAGCGGATAACAATCTTGCCTTTACCAGCCGTGAACGTACCGTTCGCGTAGATGCCAACGTAGTTCAAGACAGTCGTACCAACTTCGGCGTTAGCGTCCGTCAGCTGGGCACCCGTACCAATCACTCGGGCGTTAGCGGCGAGCGAGGCCGTAACACCAACAGCAGCGGTAACGTAACCGTCGCGGTCAATAGCCGTACCATCTTCGGCGTAGCCACCAACTTCGATGGCAGTACCACCAGCAGCTGAGACGGTCGGGAAGATGTCAACGGAGTGGATGGCGGAGCCAGCCGGGATCGAAACGTTACCCGAGTCGAAACCATCCACCGTGCCGTCGTTGTTGCGGTCTGTGGAGTAGGAGATAGTCGTTGTGGGGATTAGGGTCAGGTCATAGTGACAAATCAGTTCGCGGTAGTTGCCGTCAGTGACGGTTTCCACGAAGACGTTCTTGCGACTACGCTTCTGACCTTGGTAACCAGCAAAACGAACTTTGAGTCCGTCTGCGTTGTACCACTCTTTGAGGTCGGCCATGATATCAATATCCTTCTATTAAGCGTAAACAGCCGTGGGATCAGACAGGATCGTCACGAGGTTTTCAGGACGATAAATCTTGATACCATAGCGGCACGTAGTCACGAACTCATCTTGCTGGAGGTCTTTGTTGAACTCCGTATCGACCGTAGGCATTTGACGCCACGCACCGATGAACGGAAGAACGTCAGCCGCAGCCGAGAAGAACAGGTTACAGACAGCGTTCGTACCCGAAGCAACTCCACCAATGGTTTCCGACGTACCAACTTGATCCGTACCGCACTTGGCGAGACGGTTCGAGGTGTACACGTCAAAGCCATAGATGTTGACTTTGAACTGCATATCTCCCGAGATACCGGAAGAGACGATACCTTCCCATGCTTTGTTGTTCGAGAGGTTAACCAGATTGGTCTGGGTCTCCATGACGAACACCGTGGACGGGTCAACAATAGCAATACGGTTGCTGCTGGGGACGTTGGCTTTGTTGAGCGAGTAGTTCGCTTCAGCAAAGTCTTGCGGAGCCAGAACGCGCTTGGCGTTAAGGGCGTCCGAACCGACCCAACGGTGACGACCGTTGTTGATAATGTTTTGGTCGGCAACAGTTTGGTAACCAGCAGGCGCACCCGTGATCGGTTGGCCTTCTTTCAGGATGTCCGTTTCCATACGCTCCTCAATCGCACGCGCTTGCTTGGGGACAAACGAAGAGATGATTTCGCCCGAGTAGAACGAATCTTGCTTCGCCTTGCGGGTGATGTTCGTGCCCGTGGCAAGGTAGGTGTTGATCGAGAACTGGAACTCACCGGTGTCGAGCGCGGTGTAGACGACCGGCTGACCTTCGGTGTAGTCATAAGCGTCCAGCGATCCGATAGACGGGATCGTAAACGTGGTACCGTCAGGGAACTCAGAGAGCCACCGGACATAGTTCGTACCCATGGTTTTATCCATGAGAATATCTTTAAGTTGGGTGGACCACAGTTCCGCTCGGGTAACTGCGTCCATATTAGCTGTACTCATACCAGCCATGTGTTATTTCCTTCTGTGCTAACTGTAAAAAGAGTCGCCCTTTTCTCGGGCGTCTTTATCCATTTGAAGTTGAACACGAGGGCTGAAATACGCTGCGGGGTCTGAACGCCTGATTTCTTCGTAGTGCTTGTACGTTCCGGCTTTGACGACGGAGGCACCGGCTACTGCGGCCATGGCTGCTGGGTTCTTGGGGTTACTCCAGCTTGAAGCTTTGGGAGCCTCAGCTGGCTTGGCATCCAAACCCACGAGCCGGTAAAAGGCTTTCGGGTTGCTAGAGGCCATGTCACCAAGTTGTTGTCGCGTCATGCCAAGTTCTTCAGCACGGGCTTTAACAATTTCAGCAGCTTTCTCAGGGGTTCCATACACCTCCACTAGTTTGGCGGTGGCAGTTTGAAGGTTGTCTTGAGTAGCTTTGTTGCGGTCACGGGCCTCAAGGGCCTTGGTGATGCGACTGTCTATGTCGGGCTCGTTCTCGGCTTGGCGCGCAGGAGGTGGATCATTTGCCTTTGGTTGGGGCGGATCAACACGAATACCTGCTTCTTGCGCATGGCGGAGGGCAGCTTCGACGGTTAGACGCTTATCAAGTTCTTCTCGTAGTTCTTTTTGCTCTCGTTGTAGTTTCTCAATGAACGTATCTGCTTCCAGCTTTCCTTTAGCTAGGTCATCTACGGTCTTGAACTTTTTACCCGCGCCTACTAGGTCTTCGGCTCTGGCAGTTCCACTTGCATTCTGGTCAGGTGCATCTTGGAAAATAGTCATTGGTGGTTATTTATCCTCGGGGTCGAGTTGGAGTAATTCGATGATTTGTTTAAGAGCCCTTACTTGGCCAAGCTTGTCGGCTTGGTAGTAGGCCCATGAAGCTTTTGTATAATCAACAGTGGTTGACTTTTCTACTTCTTGTATTATATTATAGCATATTTCCTTGAGTCTGTCAAGTACATATTTTGAATTTTCTACAGATTGTTTGAATTTCTGCCTATCTTCAGGGGAAGAGAGGTGCTGTGTCCATCTGAGTTTCATTATCGACCTTGGCTAGGGGCTTTAGGGGGTGAGCCCTGTTGGGGGGCCGGACCACCCGGAATTTGGCCTCCGGGTTGTGGTGCGGGGGTTGATTGCTTTTCTGCAAGGGTTTGCTGTGCTGCGGCCTGCATTTGCTGGGTCTCAGTGTTTTCCAGAACCCGAACGTTATCTTGTACCAACTCAAACTCTTCCAGACCAAGAAGTTCTTGGATAAGGTTGGCCATCTTTTTGCCGGAGAAGTGTACAGACACAGCTGGGTCTTGCCCGAGGGGGGATGCTGCCAGCTGGGTAAGGTTCTGCATAAGGTTGGCGTTACGGGCGAACCTACGAGCACCAATAGGACGAATGATCCCTCGGGCCGTGATATCTTCCTTTGTAACCTTCAGGAACTCCTTGTAGTTGAAGTCTTCATCAGAGACCCGAATAGTTTCGGACGGTCCAATGTTGCGGCGAGACACTTCCAACATACCGTTGTAGATGGGTTCAAAGAACTTCTCTTCGGCATATGAAGTTTTGTTCAGGAAGATTTTATTGGCACCGTTGTCAAGAATCTGCATCTCAAATGCTGTCTTCTCACCCGGAGTCCTGAAGCCCATAGCAGTCTTGGGGGCTCCTGCCATTTCTTCCATCTTTTGTTCGTACATCATGATCTGGGTGTCGGCCTGAAGGACCATGGGATCGGGGTGCATGAACTCCACGTCCCCTTCATCACCAGTGTAGATGCGGGCACCGGGACCATATTCAAAGTCTTCCACCATACCTTTGATTTTCATCACAGGGTGCATGATCAAGTCAAAGCCATCGGCCTTGGCGTTCTCAAGGTGGTCAATACGGTACTGGAGACCAACAAGGTTGTCCAACGGACCCATAGCCCACAGGTTATCCGGGCGGATGCGCCAGCCACAGTGGTAAATAGGAGCGGTGCCGAGCCACGAGGGCTGCTGCACGTTACGAATGGTGTAGGCGCGATCCACAATCGAGATGCACCGGTTCTTCATCAATTCCTGGGTCTCAGGGTCGTACACATCCCCGTAGAAGTCCAGAACCTCAACGTATTCCGAGTTAAAGTAGTTCATGAACGACGAGAATCCGTCCACGATGAATTGGCTGTTCTTGCGAACGTCAAAGCCCCGAGCGTTCTTGAATTTAGCCCGGAGGGCCATAACCCGATCAAAGACTTCGATGAGATATCCCTTCTCAGGGTTCTCGGCAATCGTAGCCCGCAGATCACCAAGGGTCATAATAGACCGGATGATCTTGGGGGTGTTTTCAAATTTGGCAACCGTGGGGTCAAAGACGATATCTTCAGGACTGATACGAACAGGCTTGGCACCCACAAATCCTTGGGTGACTTCCCCCGTGTCGTCGTCGATAATCGTCTGGTTGATATATTCGACCATGGCAAAGCAGTTGCCGTAGTCGATCCAGTCAAGAATACATTTGTTCAATTCAGTAACAGCTTGACCAGTCCTAAGCTTGTTTTGAATATAGGCTTGGATGATACGTCGCTTTGCTTTAGTGTTGCTTTGGCGGTCATCCCCTTCCCACTTCAGATACTTATCGTTGGGGAACAAGGCTGCTGTATAGTTAGCATACAGGTTGTCCCTGACTTGACATATCTTGGGGATGTGAACTGAGTTCTTCCACGGTAGGGCTCCTGCTGAGGTGGTCCTAGTGGAGGTTGCAAAGATGTACTCTCGCACCTCTTTGGACAAGGCCATAGCTCCGCTGCGGTACATATCCCATTCGATATATTTATCCGCTACTTGAGAAGAGAGCCTATCGGCGTCAGAGTATTCTTTAAAGTCTACTGCTCTAGGCAATGTGGTTATCCTCCGAGTCCGCCAAATTTGGGGTGACTTCTAAGTTGTACAACGTTACGCGACGATTCCCCGAAGAGTGCGCCTGCTGGGGGGACTAGGTGGTCAAAGGCGTTAGCAACAGCATCTTTACAGTCATCGTGAGGGGGGTGCTGTAGGATCAACTCGTCTTCCAGAACCTGACAGTTGCCACCACGGTAATGCCACACAGACATGTTTTGGTAGCGCGGTTCGAGAATTGCTTTGAGGCGGTCCTGCTTGGTGCCGTCGTGCCTAGTGGGCTTGACTTCAGTAATTGACAGCATGATCCCGTTTGGTACGATGTAAGAGGACTTCAGTTCGTTAATGATGGCTTGCTGGGCAGCCGAGGCTTCCGCAATAAGCTTTCTGAAGTCCCACTTCTTGTAGAGTTCGAGAATGTGTGTGTAGTAGTCTTTGATGTCTGCCGTTTTGAACCTGTCAATCTCTAGTACAAAATGTCGTCTGTCTCCATCCATTCCAACCACGGCAATAGCTGTATAATCGGATCGTAGGCGAGTTGAGTAAGCGAAGTCGACAGCGGCAGCAATATTAAGACGTTTTCCTTGGTAGTGCCAATGACGCCCATCAAACTTAAGGAAAGCGGGGTCGTAGTATTGGAATAGATTACGGTTAACGGCTGCTGATGACGTGTCATTTGGATCATTATAATACTGCGCCCTGAACTGAGTTTGGTCGATGTATTTAGCCTTTTTCTTGGCTAGAATGTTTCTGTCAAACCCGTAGGTGCCAAAGGAGGTTTTCTGTACAGGCCAAAGGAATTGTCCTTGCCCGTCTCCAGCATCTTCCACCTGTCGTTCGAACACCTCATAAATACGTTCGGGCTCCAGTTCCTCTCCGTTATCGGCAAACGGTGTATACTCCATCTCAAGCATGTTGGAATACAAGTCAGAGGGGTGGTACCTAGTGCCGACAGCAAGTTCCTTAGCCTGAGAGCCTTCAATAGAGGCCAGCAGGGAGTATTGTCTCTTGACCTTATCCCGTCCTTCGGATGTGTAGGCATTCTCCTGCACAACAACGTCGTCAAGGATAGCGAGGTCGAAGTGAAGGCCCGTAATGGACTTCTCTAGACCAGCAGTCATAATACTCGGGTCACGTACACCATCCGCCACACGGGTTGGGTGGTCAACCATGATTTCTGAGTTAGTCCACTTCTTGCGTTTACCTTCGTCTTCATGCGTCATCTCTGGCCAGTAGCGGCGGTAGATGGAACTGTTCATGATGTCTTTGATAAACCCTAGCTGTTTCTCAGCAAGGTTGGCGGTGGACGAGATATAAAGAATACGCAAAGATGGGCTTCGCGTTAGTTCCCAAAGAGCGTAGAAGGCTGCATATCGGGACTTACCGTGATCTCGGGGCATAAGCACCAGCTGGTGATCTCTTGCTTTTGATCTACTCAGCCACTGGCACAAATCCTCATGTACGTGCCCGAACACATTCTTTGGGGAGACTAGGCGGATGAACTGAATAAAAGAAGCTTCAGCCGCCAGTCGGATAATATTCTCCGTTACCTCTGCTGAGGGAATCTCAGTGGAGGAGTTCTTACGAACGGGGGTTTTTCTTCGAGCCATTCTTTTTGCGGGCAAAGGAGCGGTTGGATTGCTTGGACTGCATTTTAAGGTTTGACCTCTTGTTGTTGAGGGGATTACCACTTTTGTGTCCAACGTCTTTACCATCTCCTTTTCGTGCCTTTCCTGCTTTAACCATTTTACGACGTGCTTTGTTTCTCGAAGATCGTCTTTTGATTTGCTCAGGTTTTGCGTTGTATTTATGCTTAGCCCGTTTCTGGGCAGCAGTCATCGCAGGCATTTTAGTCCTTTCTTTAGGTTGTGATTGCTTGTAGCTCAGCGTCATTCAAGGCATAGTTGAAGATGGCGACGCGCCGAATGAAGTTATTTGCGAGGTTCGCAGCGGCTTGTGAGCCCACCTCGAAGATCACGGGCGCTACGGGTACGACACCTGTCAGCGTTGGTGTGCCAAGCGTACCGTTTACAGCGCCTTGGAAATCATCTGTATTCGCACGCATGGCTATCTTGTTTACGCCGGTGATCGCCGTACCGGGCATATCGATGTTTGTTATGGTGGCGCCGCCAACTCGAACAAGGCATCGGGGTACGTTGGTATTTTGGATGTTCATAGATAGACGGTCGTTGTTATCAAAGTTCATGGAGCCGTAGTGTTCGGCAGAGGTGCCGATTACTGGGCGGCTAAATTCACTGAATATCGTAGCGGGATACGTAACGCCTGCCACGGTGAACGTAAGAATGTCGATTGCGCGGACGGCGCTGGTGTCTACCGTGGGAATGGGCGACGTTACAGAAGATTGTTCCAACTGCGCAAAATCTACAGCTATAGCATCCCCGCTAGTCGTGATGCGGAAGCCGATAACCGGATTTGTTATAGTGGCAACCTTGGAGGCGCGGAAGAAAGCTCCTGTAGAGAGCGAAGATGTGATGTCGGTCCACGTCGCGCCGTTGTCGATAGTAAACTCAATAACACCAGAGCCCACTACCCTTTTGACGTAGCAGGACCCGGCCCGCGAGAAAGACCCCGCTACAAGCGACTGAAGAATAGTACCGCTTGCTGCGGTTGCCGTGATTAGTGAAGCGGTATTGGAGGTCCCGTCTGCTCCAGTCTCCGTCAAACCGGCAGTTACGTTGACCTTAACCCAAGCGGCGTGAGTAAAGTCACGACTTCTCAACGCAAGGTTAGTGCGCGTTGTTTCAATCAAGATGCCTTTATCGGTAATGCGAGGCACGCCAGTTGCGAACGGGATCGGCACCCCGGCTGCGTTCTCAGCATATGCGGTTTGCGCGTCTGCGCGAGTGTATGTCCAGCCCGGAGTTGATGTCAACACACCAATACTGTTATTTGCAACTACTGCCGTATCGTTGATAAAATCAATAAGGTAGTATGCCGGTACCCCACCAACTAGGTTGTCCAAAAGATTTATCTTTCGGAAGTTACCTAATGTGGCTATAATAACCTTGGGAGATTTCCCCCCAGAGTCTTTCTGTCGTTTTGGAAAACTAGGGTCTGTATCAACGATAACTTTTGGGAAGCTACCGGTGGTTACAACAGTGACTTTGGGGGGAGTACTCATTATGAGACCGAAGCCGAGAACGGAGTGATAATAGTACCAGATCCACTGACCGTTCCACGGACAGACCAGTAACCAGCCGCCGTGTCTTTGACCCAGAAACGTTCACCGATGTTCACGGCACCGGAGGTGCCGCGGTTAAGAGTGATCGTATCCGAACGAGTCGTTGTCGATCCCGTTGTACCAAACACTGTGACAGCACCGGATGAGTTGTTAACAACAGCAAGCGATCCCGTCATGTAGTCAGTAGCACCAACAACCTTGACGATGTGGGAGTTAGAGGTGGGTACAACCGAGGTCACAAATTCAAACTCAAGGCCTGAACCGGTGGGGGTGGGGAGAGTAACCACTGAACCAGCAAGGGTATCAAGCAAGAGAACCCTGCCACCATCAGCGGCAGTTAGTGTCTTGGTTGAGCCAGCAGCAAGATGGTTGTTAATCCCAACAGACGGGGAAACCTCGATACCTGCAACTTGCAGGATGAGCCCACGCATATCGACCTTACGGCCTTTAGAAGCAGCCATTAGTTAGTTCCTTTCATTCTTTGGAAGTCGGCAGTTAAAGTGCCTTCCGACCGAGCCTGACGTTTCAATTCACCCTCTACTTCCTTGGCGGTCGGGCGACCCCGCTTCGGCCTAACTTCTTTGTTGTAGTCTTCGTTGGCGAGGTACTTACTGGCAGCCAGAGCCACGGCTTCTCCAGCCGCGCCCTCTGCAAGCTCGCGCACGCGATCAAGAGCTGCTGCTTTATCAACAGCCGCTATTTCTCTGTTCCATCTTTCGACGGCTTCTTTGAACCACGGGGAGAGGCCCATAATGAACTCAAAATGCGAATAGCCATCGAGATAAAGGTTAGCAGCCTTAACACCAGTCGTATCCTTCAGTTTAATGTAGAGGTCTTTGAAAATAGGTCGGGGATCGTTTTCAATGTGACGATCCTCCAGCCAGTAGAGACACCGCTCCAGATTGAGGTCTGGGCGAGTGCTGTCCAGCAACATATCAGCAAACAAGCCAATAGTCATCCAAGCGTTGTTACCGCCTCTGAATTTATTAGCCATTAGGTAACGTTTCCTGAAACTGTTTTGTTGGCACCCGTGCCCCCATCCGCCACACCACCAGTGACGTTGTTACGACACACGTTGTTGGTTAAGGTGTAGTGGTCGGACGTTCCGGTGGGGATGATAATGCCGTAGCCTTGGTTGTTGCCCGTTACACCAACCAGATCACCGCACATGTTGTTACTGACGACGAAATCATTAACATTCGACCCTATAACGATGCCGTGGTAGGCTGCGGATGTGACAGTAGAGTTATCACCAATTTGGTTGGATGTGATGATGAACCCCGGGGCGTCAATCAAGATGCCGTTGTTGGCGTTACCGTAGATACGGCTATCAGTGATTGTGCCCTCACCCCTGAACGTAACCGGTACGTAGATACCGTGGCCGTAGAGGGTTGATCCCTGCCAGCACTTGTCAAGGTAGAGACCCTCACCCCCCGTTGCATACACACCACCATAGTACGGATGGTCGGTGTCCATGTTGTCGATGTAGGCCCAGATTGGATAGCTCGTTCCGGTGTTGGCTGTGTCCTTCATCTCGAACCCGTAAGCCCCGTTGATGAGTGCGAGCTGTTTACAGGTGAGAGAGTAGGCGTAGCTGTCTTGGACGAGCCACGAGAGGTCAGACTTCGCCACAAATTTCCATACTGCGGTACCGTCCGTTAGCGTTGCCGTGAAAGCGTCGGAAACAGCTGCGCCGGGGATGGTGCTAGGGCCGCTGCCGGCTCCTGCACTGGTGCCCGCCGTGGAGCATTGCCAGATTTTACTGTTGGCAACAACGATAGCTCCAAGAGCGTAGGCTGTGCTAACTGCCCAAGGGCCACGCGGGAGTGCTATGACCGCCGTCGGGTATGGGTTGTCTGCCGTAAGGTTATTTACCGTGAGGCGGTAGGAGCCTGAGGCTCCGTTGAACAAGACACCTCTCGTCCCAAGCATATACCGCATTTCGTAGTCTACAACGTAGCATTCAGTTGAATCGTAGATTTGGACACCATCATAGCCATAAACGGTGTAGCAATTCTCGACACGGGACTTGAACATCCCGTTCATCTGGATCGAGTAGCCACTCGTCTTTCTGATCGTCGAATCAAACATGATATGTTTGATCATACAGTGCTGAGCACTCTGGAAGGTAATATCGTTGCCCGTGGTGTTTTCAAAGATAAACCACGTTCCTTTAGAGGAGGCTCCACCCCCGAGGTGTATAATGTTGTTGGATGTGATGGCTGTCCATGCCCCAGAGAAGGCATATTGCTTGGCGAGCCAGTTGATCTCTGCGCCAAAGCTGCCAGCTGCAATAGAGGCGTGCATCTTGTTGACGGAAGACAGGTTGGCCGAAGAGGAGGATCCGCTGATCTGGGAACATTTGACTCCCCACCACTCAGGGTATGTCAACCCTGCTTGACCATTATAAGTTACGGTCCCCGGCCCGAGGAAAATTTGGATACGGGGGGCAGCAAGGGCACAGTTCATGGTGAGGACCTTGGCGGTTTCTACGTAGAAACCACCACCCTCAACAATTATTGGCACGGTCACCGTCAGGTTTGAGCCCAACCTAATCCACCCATCCACTACGACAATTGCCGAGTCGGCTTCTGCTGTGGTCTGTAGGGCTGCAAAAGCTGCGTAGTCATTAGTGCTTCCGTCGCCCACACAGTACTGGGATGTACGGTAGACGCGGGGGCCGACCGTTGCTAGCTGCTTTGTTTCGATCTGGGCGATACCCGCCGCCTTGCGGGTAAACGTGGTATCTGAGGCGTTGCCCAACTCAAGAGAGGACGAGGCGTACACCAAGGGAGAGGTAACAGAGACAGCTGTTGCAAGAGCGCCCAACATCGAGAGGCTCATCGCGGTCGTGTCGTAGGTGGTGTCGATGTTGTAGTTGCCGCCACCGGACAGCCACCACCACTTATCCCCAGCATCGTTCTCACGAACGGTGGAGACGTTGTGGCCTGAGAGCGCCCCCTCAAGGATGGAGCCGTATGTTGATCCCCCCGTGAGACCAGTGATAGCCGTCTCTGCTGAATTGTACTCACGGAGTTTCGACCCAACGGTTCCATAGGAGATTCCGCCGGTAATAGTGATTGCACCCGAAAGCGTGAGAGTCCCCGGCGCTGTGCCTGAGAGTGTGGGAGATGATATGGTGGGGGCTGAGAACGTACCACCAGTAACCGTTTTGCCGGTAAACGTCAGAGCCGCCGGAAGCGAGAAGGTGGGGTTGCCGGAAACACCGTCGCCGTTGGTCGCGGTGATTTCGTTTGTCGTACCAGCGAGTGTCCGTTGGACCC